ACCTATCATGGCGGAACTTTTCAAGGCGGATAACGCACCCCTCGCACTCTATGCCCTCATGCGCGAAGGCAGACTGGAGGAGATAGAAGATGTTTCACCGGAGCGATTAGGCGCGTTCTTAGCAAAAGCTGAAATGCGCGGCGAGTCTTATTTATCTCAGCCTAAAAAAGCAACAACCACATCTGCACCGCTTGAATCGCTAAAAGGTACTGGCCGAGCCAGTAAAGACGAAAGCGAAATGAGCGTTGAAGATATTATGAACATCTATAACAATTAAGGAAACATTTTATGGCTTTCGGTACAAACCTACTCTCTATCCAAAAAGGCGTTGGCGTTATTGCCAAGCTTTCCGTTGGTACTCTCGTTGATAACCTCCAGTTCTGCCGCACCATCGACAAAGCAGACGCAAGCGATTTCAACGGTAAAAACAGCTTCTCCGCTGGTGATACCATCTTTATCAACGTACCTGCTCAGGCGGTTCCTACGAACGGCTTTGACATTACGTCCTCAATTCAGACGCTCGCAGAACTTCGTGTTCCTCTGGCACTGGATATTATCAGCGTTGTTGCTCGTGATATTGACTCGCGCGAGCTGGCTTCCAGCATTGGCATTAAATCGCTTTATGAACGTCACATCAAAAATGACGTAGCGGGTATTGCTCAGAACGTGGAACAGATTTGCTTAGACCGCGCTGTTAAGGCCACTCACAACATCGTAGGCACGGCTGGCTCCACCGCGTTTGATACCTCCACCGTTCTTTCTGCCACCCAGAAACTTACTGAGTTTCTCGCACCCCGCCAAGACCGCTCGATATTGCTAAATCCGGGTGCAGAAGCCTCCGCTGTCAACGCTCGCAAAGGCTTTGTGAATGATGGCGCGGCGGTATCGAAGCAGTATAAACAGGGGCAAATGGGTATGGCCGACGGCTTTACCTACTTCAGCAACAACCTGCTGCCCCGCTTGGCAACCGGTACGGCTACGGGCGCACATAGTGTAACCACCACCTCCATTGCGGCTGCAACCACCATCGCCCTGACTGGCACTGGTGCGCAGACGCTTACCGCTGGCCAGACCTTCACCGTGGCTTCGGTAAATGCTGTTCATCCCCAGACCAAGGTTGATTTGGGTTATTTGCAGCAGTTTGTTATCACCGCAGCCGCTACCGCCTCCGGTGGTGCTTACACTGGTGTAACCATCTCCCCGGCCATTTACACCGCAACGTCTGGTTCTTTGCAGACTGTAACTCGTTTCCCAACGGCTTCGGACGTTGTGACTCTGGGCGCTGGTACGGGCAACGTTGCATCCACCATCTACCCTCAAAATCTTGCTTACCAGAAATCAGCTTTCCGAATGGTGTCCGTACCTTTGGTACAGCCTGAGATGGTTGAAATGGCCGCGCAGGAAACCTACGAGGGTGTAACCGTTGCTATCGTTCGCGCGTTTGATGTAATGCTGCGCCGGATGATTACCCGCATCGACTTCCTTGGTGGCTTTGCTGCAACCCGTCCACAACACGCTTGCCGCATTACCAGCTAGCTTTAACGGGGGGGCTTCGGCTCCCCCACCATTTTAGGAGATTATTATGTCTGTTGGCATTATCGACGGTAACGTAGCTGGTTCTTATATCATCTCCGCTACCCTCACCCCCGCTGCAACCGCTACCGTTACAGCGGCTGAGCAAACCTTCACCGCTGCATCTACTGGCCTCAATCTTGGCCTTGCCGCGCTTCGTGTTGGTGACTTTGTAACCATCAACCCGCCCAGCATGACCGCTGGTGTTGGGCTATCAGGGCAGCGTGTTTCTGCTGCTGGTACGCTTGCCATGACGTTTGTAAACCCCACCGCTGGCTCCCTTACGGCTCCATCCGGTCTTTACATTATCAAGGTTGACCGCCCAGAGCGGCAGGTTGCTGCAACTGTAATTAGTGCTTAATCGTAGGGGGCTTCGGCTCCCTACCTTTCTTTTGAGGTAATTATGCTACACATCAAAATGCCGTCCCTGCCTATCTCGGCATCTACCACCACGGCTAACGGCGCGATTTTGCCATTGGGCAATATTGCTAAATTTATCCGTATCGTGAATCATTCCGCTACATCCGGTGTGTATGTCAATTCGGGCGGTGGAGCCGTTACCGCTACCAACGCAAATGTTGCTATCCCTCCTTTTGGCGAGAAAACCCTAGAAATCGGTGACGGCGATACGCATGTTGCGGCGCTTCTTATTTCCGGCACGGCTATCATATCAGTGAGCATCTGCGGGGCTGACTAATGAGTACGGCGCGGGATGTTGTAAAGCGTTCGCTGCAAAAAATAGGTGTGCTGGTAAAGAGCGAAGCCCCTAGCGCAGACGAAGCCAGCGATGGTCTTAACGCGCTTAATAATATGCTCGGAAGCTGGACAAATGACGGGCTTTTGATTGTATCAAGGGCGTGGGAAACCTTCACGCTTGCGGGCGGTACGGCTCTTTATACCATGTCTGTAGGGCTTACATTCAACACGCCACGGCCTGTGAAAATCCTCAGCGCATATATCCGCATTGGCACAATCGACCATCCGCTATCCATCATTGGCGACGAAGAATATAACCGGATTTCATTCAAGGCGTTGCGGGGCATACCGCAGTTTCTTAGCTATGATAACGCTTTCCCCACGGATAACCTGCGGCTCTACCCCGTTCCGGCTGCGGCTTATCCGCTGTTTATCCTAAGCGAAAAACCCATTACGCAACTTACCACGCTCGATAGTGACGTGAACCTTCCTGATGGGTGGGAAGAAGCGATGATATACAATCTAGCCATGCGCCTTGCCCCTGAGTATGGCCAGCAGATTGACCCCGTTATCGCCGACATTGCAAGAAAAGCACTTGGCGCAATTCGCATCAACACGGCGCGAAACAGGCCTATCGACGCATACCCTGCGGGCGGGCAGGTGAGAAACATCTTTAGCGGGTGGAGGAACTGACATTAAAATAGGTTTGGTAGGCTCCTCATATCAGCAGCGTTCCCTACCCTTTAATGCGCAAAGGATGGTGAATCTGTTTGCCATTTCCGACCCTGAAGGCGCGGAAGTATCTGCGCTGTATGGAACACCGGGGTTATCCCTGTTTGCTACCGCTGGCGGTGGCGCAATACGGGCTGCGTTAAATAGTGATGACGGACGGGCTTTCGTAGTCTCTGGCAACACCTTTTTCGAGATAAGCAGCGCGGGCGTATCTACCAGCAGAGGAACGATTACAACGTCCAGCGGCATCGTCACTATGGCCAATAATGGCTTCCAAATGGCCGTGTGTGATGGCGTAAAGCTGTTTATGTTTACCTATGCGACAAACGTATTTGCGGAAGTTACCGACGCGGATTTGCCTAGCCCTAAAAACGTGTTCTTTTTGGATGGCTATTTCATTGTGGTGAAAAACGGCAGCGGGCAATTCTTTATTTCCACGCAATATAACGGCTTTAACTGGAACGCGCTTGACTTTGCCACCGCTGAATCTAGCCCCGACAACCTTTCGACAGCGGTCAATTTCGTGGGCAATCTAGGTCTTATTGGCACGAATACCCTAGAGATTTGGCGCAATACTAGCGATAGCACATTTCCATTTTCGCGCATATCCGGCGCAACGCCAATCGGTACGGTTTCTCCGCATACATTCGTATCAATCGACACCTCGGTTTTTTGGGTTGGAAACAACGCCGAAGGAACGGGCATTGTGTACACCGCGAAGGGCTTTTCGCCGCAGCGCATATCCACAGACGCAATCGAGCTAATCCTACAGGCCGAAACGCAGCCGGAGCTTTTAAGGGCGTGGACGTACCAGAAGGAAGGCCATGCGTTCTACGTCATCACGGGCGGCAATCTTTCCACATCCTTGGTGTATGACCTAAGCACCAAGCTTTGGCATGAACGCGCCTTTCTAAACAGCGCGGGTAATTACGAACAACATCTCGGCTCGTGCTGCATGTATGTTTTCAACCGGCACTTGGTGGGCGATAGGCTCAATGGCAATATTTACTCCATGTCGCTGGATGTGTTTTCTGATAACGGCGCGGCTATCAGCCGCAAGCGCATTTATACGCATTTGCAAGAACAGCTTAATTACGTGCGCCACAACAGCTTGCAAATAGGCTTTGAAACGGGCGTGGGCTTGCAAAGCGGCCAAGGCTCCGACCCGCAATGTTCGCTGCGCATCAGCCGCGATGGTGCAAGGACGTGGGGCGATTACCATATTCAAAGCATCGGCAAGGCTGGTGTGTTTAACCAACAGGTAAACTTTAGGCGGCTTGGTGTGCAGCAGCAATGCACATTTGAATTGGAAATAACCGACCCCGTAAAAGTGGCAATCATAGGGAGCTACCTGAACAAATGAGCCGCCCGATTTTACCACCCAGAACCGAAGAAATAATTGATGAGGATAAATTCCCCACTCTAAACTGGTTGTCGTTTTTCGAACAATTAGCCTCCGGCGATACCGGCACGGCGTTTACCCCAACATTCGTTGGTCTGACTGAAGTGGGCGTGGCAACAAAGACGGGGCAGTTTTGGCGGCTGAGTAGTCGCATTGCTTACTACCGCATGATTATCACCCCAACGACCAGCACCAGCGCGACGCTGGGCACAACCTATTGCAATAATTTCCCGCTCGTTATTACGCAAGCGGGCGTGTGTTTTTCACTCAGTGGATTTACGGCAGCAGTTTCAGGCGTGACCGCATCGGATAAGCGCATTTACACATCGGCATGGACAACAATTACCACGCCAATCACACTAACCGGAATTTTAGAGGTACGATAATATGGAACTACAGCAACAGGCAGACCAAGTAGCAGACGCTGGGCGCGAAACCGATACCACGCTAGGCCATTTGACCATGGGCGAGCTGGTAATTCCGCTTGATTTGCAGCAGAACGAGCAATTAAAGCAAGCATTGCAACAGGCCTTTGCCGAAGCTGGCATTGATATGGCAGAATTTGTGGTTGGCGACCCTGCCAATAAAATCAACCCAGAAACTGGCTATCCTGAGTTTTTCAAGAAATTCCTAAAACGCTGGGTTCCCCTAGCCAATATCGGGGATAGCTGG